CAATCGCAAATAAACCGTTGTCGTCTTCATTCAATTCAAGAAATTTCCCGATTTGCATTTCCCAATTGTGATGGCGTAAAAAAGCTATTTTTCTATTACCGGCGCTTTGTGGCCCGCGTTCCTGAATTGATTTTGTAAACGCGCCCTTTTGAATCATATCATTATCCGAATCTATATTATCAAACTTCGCTAAATAGACCGCAACCTTTCTACCTACGGAATCAATATCGCGAATTTCTGCGGCTGCTTTTATATTATAAAGGTTATTTCTCATTTTATTTACTATTTCCTTTGTTTTATCGGTGTACAAATATCATTTTTTATACTGTTACGGGCGTTATAACTTCTTTTGGCGTGGTAATTAAACTATTTGCAACGATTGAATCATATCCGTAATATGAAACCAGCGTATTTACTGCGGTTTGTCTATCCAATTCACCACGTGAAACGGCTGCGTTTAAGTTAATTATTCCGTCTAAACCTCCTACAGTACCTTTCAAGTTCGTTTGAGCTTGTGCGAGCGCCGCTTGTTGGCTTTGTGTTCGGTCTATTTGTTGTATTTCAATGTCGAATTGTGCCGCGTATTGTTCCGGTGTAATAATACCGTCCTTTAATAGTATTGAATAGCTATCGACTTCGATTTTTTGCGCTTGTGATTTTTGCATTTCGTCTTCCTGTAATACGGGCACGTGATCAAAACAAGCTTCTAAATAATAACCTTGTTGGCTTAATCCAAATTGGTGCATAATTGAATCGTACATCGCTTGCGTTTCAGGAATTATCGTATCCTGATAAACCATTTTTAAGCTATCGCGAACGTTTGAAAATGTTGATCCTTTGTCACTTGAAAAAAGATTATAATTCATTCCGTACGTGTCTATAATTGCAATTACATCAGCGGTTAACTCCTCAAATAACATTAAATCGCGCGTTGGGTAACTCATCGGATTCCACGTTACGTTACTTTCTGTAATCATTATTTCGTCTTTTTGACGTCGATACCAATCGCGTTGGATCTTAGTTCGCTCTTCTGGTGTCATTGGAATCGCTCCACCCATATCGGAATTTTGAGCGCTTAAAATACCAATCGCCCCGAGGTTTTCAAGTAACACGTTTCTTTTATTATATTGCGCCTGAATATTTGACAAAGGAAATCGCAAAGAGTCTATTCGTGAAATCGGTTTAACGATATTCATTCCATCCGCAGTCGTTAAATAAATAGCCTCCTCCCACGTTATTAATTCGGTTGCGCCGTCGTCGTATGTAAACAAAAAAGAATCGATTAAATTCTCTTTGTCCATTTGCTTTAATTTTTTACCGCTTAAATTAATCCTGATTTTGTTATTTGGTAAAACAACCATTAAATTGCGTATATCAAAAGATCGTTTTGGCGCGTATGCTACAACGTTTGAATACAAAGCATCTTGAACGCTCATCGAATAAACGACATCGCTCCAACTTTGAACTGCATTCGGTTGTGTAATTAAATCATTTAACCAGTGGTTTTCTACTAATTCGCCCTTTGCATCGTACAATTTAGGTTCGTTCCCGCTCATCATTGACGCGCGTTTATTGATTACCATGCGAAGCTCTGGAATGTCAACAAACAAACGCCATGCGTCGCCCGTATCTAACCAAACCGCCTCTTTTTTTCCCCAAACTTGCGCCGTTGGGGGTAAAGTGTTACGAACAATATTTGAATATCGATCGCGACTAAATAAATTATCTGTAAAGGCTGTAATAAAATCGAACGCCATTAAATAGTTTTTGACAAAATTAGTCGAAAATAATTAGGAATTCATTTGTAAGTTAATTTTTTTTTACATAAGGTGTTTAAACATCGACTGCGCGAATATTGATAAACCCGCCAAACAATCGGGCGCATCGTCATTTTTGTTTTTACCCTCTTTGGAATAATTCATTACATTTTCTATAAATAATTCGTTTTCGGGCGTTCCTGATTGAAGGAAATTAATACGCTGCTGAATAAAAACGCTATTCATTAAAATTCGGGTTTGTTTATTGGTTGAATTGTGAACTTGTAATATTTTAGTTTTAACCTCTTTTTGGATTTGGCGCGCAAACATCGCACCCATCGAATTCGATTCAACCCGGCAATAAGTTACTTTCCACTCGTTTAATTTTGCTACGATTAACGGAAGCGTAACATCCGTATTTGATTTATTAAACACGTAATCTACTAAATAGAAATCTTTGTTTATAACTGCGAGAATCGCCATTGCGGTGTAATCCGCGCCCTGGTCCGCAACGTCCACGTAACCTATGCAACCCTCGATTTTATCTTTTATGCTGTTTAAATCGGTTGTGGAAATAAATTTCAGGTCACTGAATAAACGCCCTTTAATGTCTACGGGTTCCTGTTGGTATTCCGCAGCCCAAATACTCGGATCCGTTCGCTTTTTTTTCGTTAAATATTCGTCGGTTGTCATTACATCAGTGCAAAATGATTCGTTATTCTCATTCAACGCCGCTACTATAATTGATTTGTCGTATATCTTTTGTTGAATATTACGCCCTATTACGTCGTTTATACTCCAGCGCGTGCCAATATCAATACGAGCGCAACCGCTTTCAAATCTGGAATCGTGCGTAGCCTCTTTCCATTGAATAATTCTATCATTTACGGTGTCGCTTAACGCGTCTTCGAGGTTTCTATATAAATCGTCAGTAACTCCAATCTTTGTCGCTCCAAAACCAATTATAGTACCCCCAACGCCCGCGCCAAAATACCCAACTTGTTTACTATGATTAGTGTTCCAACCCTGTAAATTCGCTTTGTCATCGCTCAAATGAATATTATTAAATACTTGTTTGAATTTATCGGATTTTACAATCGTTCGAACGTCATAACTAAATTTCAAATATAGCGTTGCGGTGCACGTGTTACGCATTACTGATTCCGTTGGGTTGCGTCCAATTACCCACGCACAAAATAAAGAGGTTACGTAACTTTTTCCAGCTCGTGGTGGCATTGAAACGCTCAAAGAATTGATTTTTTTTTCTTCGATTTCCTGAAAACTTATTGCGATTTCGTGTAAAAATATACGTTTGGAATAGAATTCGTAATCGTAGAACAAACAAAATTGCCAGAAATCGCGCCTGCAAAGTTCAAATAATAAAACCTTTTTAATTGCTTGTTCGCGTTCATTCACTTTTTAACATTTGCTTTATTTCGTCGGTTGTTAAATCGCTCAAATCAATATTTGTTTGCGTTTGTTCTATTTGCTGAACGGGTGCGCCGTATGCACTATCTAAAACGGCTTTATATGCGTTCGTATCTTTTAGTTGAATTGCTTTGTCAATTTGCGCTTGGTGCATTTTTAATTCTTGATCGTTTAAATCAAGTAATTCTTTTAAAATTGTACTTCGATTTCGCGTTCCTTTTGGGCGTCCGTTTGGATTTCCTGTTTGACCTTTGTCCCAAGCTGGTTTTAAATTGTCTTCTTTTGCCATTTCGGTGTTTTTTCGGTGTTTAACGTACAAATTTACGTTTTTTAAAATATTAATTCAAACAGTCCATAAATCGAAAGTGCTACAATTACCCGGATTAAACTTTTATAAGCGTGTGATTCATCGTAAATCCACGTTTGAATAGGTATTGAAGTAATCCACCAACAAGCCGTTAAAATGATTCGATCAATTACAAACAAAGCCGTAAAAATTGGTAGTATTAAAAATCCTGTAATTACTTTTAGTTTTTTCATGTGTCAAATTTAGTTTAAATATTTCTTAAATCAATTTTCTGCTCCGTTCCGTTTGGATGAGTTACTATTAATCCGGTTAGTTTTCCAATATTCCATGTTCCAAATTCAACTTCGTATGTTTCAAAGTTTATTTTTAAGTGATTATCATTTGGTAACTGCGTAAAACATTCAGTTTTTGGCGCGTTTTTTAATTTTGTATCGCAAATATTTTTATTCATTTTCTATGTGTTTTTTAATTAGATAAAAAGCGATACCGATTATAAAAATAATCCAAATCAGTATCGCAATATTTTTTAATAACATTGTTCGCGTTTAATTTGATAATTCAAATCTT